TGCTCGTCGGGACCGTCGCCGCCCTGGCTGGGGCCTCGGGCGGGATCGTCGGACTCACCCTGGTCGGGGTGTTCCTCGTCTCGATCATCGCCGTGATGTACTACGTCCTGAAGATTGAGATTAGCGAGAATCTCCTCGATGACGATGAGGACCGCCAACACCCCGCCGAAGAGTATTACAGCGACTATGACGTCCTTAACGGTCACGACGAGTCAGCCACACAACCGCTGTATAACACAGAATCCCTAGCCCACCGCCGATTGCTTCGGCAACAACGGCGGAGGCGACGACTGGATCTGACAGAATCGCCACTACCGACCGTTCCCGTTGCCCCAGTATCGGGACATCAGGGTGGTCAATACGCCCATGGCGCCTGACCCCACGGCGACTAAGGCCGTCTCCGTGTGCGCGTTGTTGGCCACGCCTGGGATGCAGATCAGGACGATGCACACCAGGACGATCGTGACCAGTCCGGCGACGTAGACGACCCGCACGGCCTCTATGGCAGGTTGTACACGTCGCAAGCCGGGATCGTACCGATGTTGTCCCGGACCCCCTCGATCGTTACCACTCGGGTCCCCGACGGGAGGGGGAACGGGATCTGCTTGTTGTTGTCCACCCGGCTCGGCTTCCCCGCCTGGCCGAAGATCCACTTCACACCGCCCTTACCGTCGAGGGCTGCGATGCTGACGTTGCATCCTCCCCACGCCGAGGAGAAGCAAGCCCAAGCGCTCGACGCGATATTGCTTCCGCCTCCCGCCTCGCAAGTCCGCTGGCCGTGGAATCGGTATTCGTAGGTGGGGGGCACTGCCTCGCCGTGGTGTTCGACATGCGGGTCTTCCGTTGCAGGGGAGCCGGGGTCGGTCATGACGTTGTCAAAGAAGATCAGCATTTCGTTTTCCTGTTCTCCGAGGATGTACTTCTTTTGGGGAGCGGCTCCGCCCGACTTGACCGCCGTGCGGAACGCATCCATCGGGAAGTTCGGATCGATCTTGCGCCCCGGTGGGTCGCAGACCTCCTTGTGTCCGGCCACGTGATCGATGGGGAGCCGGTAGTAGCTGGCCAGGCAGGCACACATCCGCGAGTAGGCGTCATACTGCTGCTTCGGCCACGGATCTACGCCAGTAGCCTCCGCTTCGATTCCGCATCCGCTGTTGTTGTCGCCCCACCCCACGACGGTATTGCCAGCGTGGTACCCGATTCCGGATGCGATGATGTACACCACCCCGGACCGCGACAGGTACAGATTGCAGAGCGGGCCGGGCAAATCGGATCGGCCGTACACCACGGTATTGAGCGAGGGCGTGTCCCCAGTCGGAGGGCCAGCTGTGTGATGGCACACAACACCTTCTAGCGGGCCGGGGGTTCCGTGGCCGCGACTCTGCCAGCCCTGATATTCGATGACAGACAGCCCAGAACCCCGGAAGGCATTGGGCAAATCGGTCCATAGTGGCATGATTCTCCTAAGGCCGAAGCCAGGTGGCTCGGAAGTGCATCGACTGATTGAATGGGTCGGTGTTCTTCGCGACACCCGCGTTGTGCCAGCAGTTCACGTTCAGTCCCGTCGCGGCACCGAATCGTCGGATGCACGAGACCGCCAGCTCGACGTTCGCCGCCTGAGTGCCGGAGTTGGGGATACTGGCCGCAAATCGCATGCCGCCACCGTCCAGGCCCAGCCAGATCCCGCCCGACACGTTGGCACCGACCTGGATGCGGGCTCCCGCGTCGATCGCCCAGATCCCGTCCCGGTTGAGCTGGAATCGAGCGTCCGCGATCCCGCCCGCCGTCGAGGTACCTTTGGTGACGTCGGCGGTTAGCCACATCGCGGTGCCGTAGGCCAACGGCCGGTCTGTGCCGGTCGGAATCGACTGGACCGTGGTGGCCTGGTACTCGCATTCGTGCAGGTTGCCCGCAGCGTTACGCTGGATCGCCGACTGGGCGACCGAGGTGGCGTTGGCCAGGTGGTTGAGGTAGGCCAGCAGAACGGTACCGTTGGGCTGGGTGGGGTAGGCCGGTGACGCGGCGGGGGTACCGGCCAACACGTACATCTTGGGTGCGTAGACTGCGCCGGAGTAGTCGCCGTCGTCTACCGCCATCAGCACCAGATCGGCGCGTGGCAGGGTAGACACCGGAGGCACGGTGATCGTGGCGTTGGCGTCGTTCATCACGATGTAGCCGCCGCCGTCCGACGCCGGAGTCGGACAAACCGCACGCCCAGGCGACATCAGGATGGTCATGTTCGGGGTCGCCTGCGCCGAGGCCAACAGCCCGGTGATGATGCGGCCACCACCGGACAACGGGTCGGTCGTCGGGTCGAGCCAGAGCCCGCCGATCATTCGGTCGTCGAGGGCGTTGTATGTGCCCTGCTGGAGGAATAGACACTTCAGTGCCATGGTAGCTCCCTATCCCGCGATCAGTTGGCGCAGGACAAAATCGTCAACAGTGTAGTTCCACGGCACTGTGCCGCCTGCGCCGTCTGACGGGGGCGAGCCGTTCATCTTGATGTAGCAGCCCATGTCGACCGCCACGTCGGAGAACGCCGCCCCGGTCGTGCCCGTCAGCGGGGACATCGCGCTCGCACCGAGGTTGGCGGTTCCAACGTCCACGTCGGTGACGGTACCGGCCGCGTTCTTCCACCACACGCCGATCGTGGCTACGGCCGGAACGGTGCTAATCACCGAGACGCCCATATTCCACTTGACGTTGCCGCCCGTCACCCCGATCCCGCTGGACCGCACCTCCGACGTGTTGCCGCCGAGGGAGATGTTGGTCGTCTTCCAGTAGGTGACTCGAAGCTGGGCGTCGTACGGCCTCGCGTAACCGTAGTAGGTGGCGTTGGTCGTCGGGCCTGGGCCGAACTCGAAGCCACGGAACGTGCCGTCCCTAAGCCGGTCGCAGATCCCACCGATGGAGATGATCGGGCACGAACCCCACATGTAGCGGCCCGGCCAGCTGAACTGGACTAGGTTGGGGAACGAGTTGGTTAGCGGGCCGACCGCACCCACGGCAGGAGGTGTCGTGACGGTATGCGCGCCGAGGATGTGGGTACCGCCCTCGGACCAATACCAGTGTTCCCAGTAGATCAGTAGGTCGGCCGACACCCAGTCGCCCGGTACCGAGCTGACTAGATCCTGGAAGCCGGCCGGGTCGAACCACATGTAGCAGCGCTGGTTACCATCTACGGCATCGAACTGACCCTGGAACAGGTGATCGTAGCCGTCGCTCCCCTGAGGGCTCTTGTAGGTATTGTCCCCCTTGTACACTCGCCAGGCGTAGGGCCGAATGTTGATCGAGCGCTTCTCCCGGGTGATGACCGGCTGTTGCGCCGAGTGGAGCATCCGATAGCTCCACACGCCCGAAATGGCGTCCGATCCCGTGACCGGCGCGCCGTACTGGAGGTTCTGCCAGCCGGACAGGTCTACGTTGCCCGCTGTCTCAAAGTCGGGGTTCGGCAGCAGGTTCGGCCCGTAGATCGTCGCGGTCGCGCCCTGGGCAGGTCGAGCGGCAGCTGCCAGTCGACGCTCTGCCGTGGACAGCCGCTCCTCCGTCCGGGTCAGCCACTCGGATATGTCGATGGAGCGCGCCACGCGAGTCACTCGGCCACCTCCGGTATTGCGGTGATCTCCGACTCCGGCACCGTGGGGACGACCTGGATTCCGGCCTGGGGGACCGCCTGGAATGTCGAGGACACGGGGATGATCACCGTGCCGTCAATCAGGGCCGGAACCATCTGCACCTTGACTCGGTCCATCTGGCCTGCGTCGACGCTGATCGAGGCGATCCGCACCTGGAGGTCGTAGCCCTCGATGAACATCGGCCCCGGAGGGATGATCAGTCGGCAATCGTCGCCCACGGCGTAGGTGCCCAGCACCGGATCCTCGTCTGCGTCGGGCAGGCTGATTGTGACCGTCAGGACGACCCCGGATCGGGCGGCTTGCTCGGCCTTGGCCTTCTCGTTGAGCGTGGCCTGGATGCTGATGTCGGTGAAGCTGAGCGCGTCCTCTAGCCGCATCCAGCCCGCGCCGTACATAAACTGCGCCTCGTACCGGGAGATCAACGGGTTCGTCGCGTCGGCCGGGTTCGTGCTGAGACACTCGATCACCGTGGTCGAGCTGGCCGCGTCCTCCAGCCAGTACTCGATCTCGCAGTTTACGCCCACGATGAACGTAATCTTGCTATTGGCTAGGGTGCGCCCGAGACGGGGGTATCCCACCCTAATCGAGTCGGTCCAGGCGCCGTTGGCACTGAATGCCGGTTCGCTCTTGATGTCCGGCCCGTCGATCACGCCGCACAGCGCGCGGATGGACTCACCGTAGCTCTTGCGGTCGTAACCGTAGTACGTCCGGTCGCGGCGCACCCCGGTGGTTATGTTACCAGTGAGGGCGACGCCGAGGTTCGAGTAGGTGTCCTGCTGCGGTAGGGTAAACAGCGTCGATAGGATCATGGACTGATCGATCTGAGTGAAGATCAGCGTCTGGCGGATGCGACGTCGGTCCCAGTAGGAGAGCAGCTCCTCGCAGCCGATGGTCAGCGTCCCCGAGGGATTGAACTGGCGCTTCCACAGGATGCCCGACCACACCGGCGACGACCCGCGCAGCACCCCCACCAACACGCGCCCAGGTAGCAGGATGCCCTGCATCCCGCCGTCAAGCACCGGAATCGTCGCGGTCATCTGGCCCGCGCTGTTGATCCGCGACTCGTACTGCAACGACGACCAGGGGAGCATCGCTATGATCGCTCGGGTTTGCATGCTCCGCACAACGATCGTGGTGTCGATGCCCTCGTTTGGACCCGTCATAGGTTCGCCGATTGGGTCGTTAGCTGGGCGGTGCCCGCGCCCGACTGAGCGAACAGGCGAACCGTCCAGGTCCCCGGAGGGATAGCAGGCCACTCGGCTCCCACGCCAAGCAAGTCGCGCCGCTCCACCCCATTGAGGTACAGGTGGTAGTCGCGGGTGATGATCAGCCGGTCGCCGGTACCGAGCGTGACACTCAGCGGGAACTGGCTAACTCCGACGACCTCGATCTGGGGATTCTGTAGGATGCCGTCCAGGATACATTCAACCGGTGCGGCCACGTTGCCCGTGTTGGTCATCTGGGCTTCGGAGACCACCTGGCTCAGAGCCGGGTACTGCCAGCCCTTGGGCGATACGTAGTTCGGCGCGCCGGACGCCGCCGTGTAACCGCGAGCGTAGGTGCGGCCGGACAGTCGCCCCGCACCTGCGATAAGCGTCTTTACCTGAATGTCTCCGGTGTAGACCTTGGGGTCCGGGCAATAGAACTCCAGATGAATCTCGCCCAGTCGCCAGTCAAATCCCATATCACTCGGCATAGCCGACCGCCGAAGCTTACCATAGACTTGCCTCCCGTCCGTCAGGACCAGCCGCTCGGTGTCTCGACGCGACGGGCTCATCTGGTATAGCACGGTCTTGCGTTTGGCTTCGAGATCAGCGGGGTCGGTGCCTTGGATGCCGAGGCTGAGGATGATGGTACGTGCGTCCACCTGGTCAGTGCCGGACCAGACCCCGTCCATCTGCGGTCGATCGATGTCGGCCGTCCGNATCGGCGCCATGTCGTCGATGCCGGAGATGTCGGTGACGGGGTACGCGGTCCCCGGCCCGAANGCGAAGTTNCGCCATTGGCCCTGCTGGGTGGATCGCATCTAGTACACTCGGGTGGCGACCAGCACCGCGTCGAGGAAGTACACCGCGACTCCGGCCGACAGCAGCACCAGACCGTAGCGTACGATCGGGTCCGGACGCGACGCCACAAAGGCCGCGCCTCCTGCTAACAGAAACGCCAGGATCAATAGCACGGTATGTAGTGGACTCATATCTCCTCCTAGGCGGGGACCAGACCGCCAGCCTTGGCCTTCCATAGGATCTGGTCAACGACGTCCTTCGGGTTGAGCTGGGTCCCGAAGCTTCGAGCGTCGATGTGGGTGGACGGGCCGAGCTGCTTGACCAGTCCGGTCGCCCGGTCGTATGCGGTGTTCCAGTTCTCGTTGCGTAGGTCCTCGGAGATCCCGGCTACTCCGGCCTTGGCCGTGTTGATCTGGGCGTCGGAGAGCCCAATCCTCTTGGCCGCAGCGGCGTAACCCGGGTCGCCCTTGACGAACTTCTGGCCGTGGAGCATGATCTCGTCGTAGAATCCGGCCGCCACCTTGGACCCGTCCTCGGCGACCTGGCCGATCTGCTGCATGTTGCTCTTGGCCATGTTGACCACCTTGTCGAGCGTGGCCTGGATCTTCGGAATCCAGCTCTGCAGCCCGTTGTCCAGGCCCTGCATGAGGAACTCGCCGATCTCGTGCATCAGGCTGGACGGCGATGAAATCCCGAGCGAACTCTTGACGCTATTGATGATNGAGATNATCTGGTT